CACCTTGTGTACCTTGAGGTCCTTGTAAACCTTGAATACCACTTAAACTAAACGACCATGTTGAATATGTGCCAGTTCCTGCTGTTGCAATTACGTTTACAGTAATAGATGAATTTGCAGTTAAAGAGGTAATTGTACCTTCCATAAAGTATGCAGTATTAGAACTATTAATAACTCTAACACGGTCACCAGATAAAAATGCACCTGTATAAGTTGTTGCAAATGTTACAGAACCTGTTTGAATTGTTGCTGGAGTTGTAGATGTTGTTAAACTATATCCAGTTCCAATTAATCCTTGTGTTCCTTGAACCCCTTGGATTCCTTGTGTTCCCTGCACACCTTGAATACCCTGGGTGCCTTGAGGTCCTTGAACGCCTTGCACACCTTGTGTGCCTTGCGGACCTTGTACACCCTGAGTACCTTGTGGACCCTGAACACCTTGCGGGCCTTGCACACCTTGTGTGCCTTGTGGTCCTTGTGGACCCTGCAATCCTTGTATACCAGTAAGGCTAAGTTGCCAAGTTGTGATCGTTCCTGAGCCTTGGACCGAATCAATGTTTACTGTTATACTTGAATTTGTTGTTACAGAAGTAATTGTTCCTTCTATAAATTGTGATGTATTTGCTGTATTGATTATTCTTACACGGTCACCTGCGGCATAAGCACCGCTACCGTTTGGATTGCCTGCATTAATTGATACGTTAAAAGTTTTTGAGCCAGTTGAAAATGTGTTTGATGAGCTAGAAAAGACTAAATATCCTGGACCCTTGTTAACTGAGAGATATGCGTCAAGCTCTGTAGCAAGACGATAAATGTCTCTAGGAACGTCAGGCGTGTCAGTATAGGCGGGGTAGTTAAAATTACCGCCCTGAGTAGTCTGAAGATTACTGGTATAGGTGTATTGCAGGCTCATATGCTACAAGTATACCAAAATAGTTAAAAAAGGCTATTTTTTTAACCATAGTTTTTTAGGTTATATTCAATGGTTGAACGATAAACATCCCATATGTCTTGTGTAAGAATATAATTAAATATATTGAAGGATTCTTCTTTTCTACCTAACCACCAGCCGCTTACGGCCTTTTCAAACATCAAGCCATATGCTCCTGGATATTCAACATCCGCTGGTAATGATTCATTTCTTGTAGCAAATCTTAAACCAATTTCTGCCCAAGTGTAACATTCTTGCCATTTTTGATTTCTTTCATAAAAACGAGACAACAAAAAATATGCTTCTGGTCTAGTTGGCATGTATTCTACTGCTTGAAGCAATGTGCTACTTACAGTGTGTTCTCTGCCTGTTTGATTTTCTAAGCAAAAAGAAGTTTTTATTAATGATGTATAGGAAATAATTGGATGAGATTCATATCCATATTCTGCAGCTCTTAAATAAAAAGAAATTGCTGCAGCATTTTGACCAAGCTCGTCATACTTTTTTGCAATCTCAAAATTTAATTCTGGGTTAAACATATCATGAGAAGCATTTTCAATTAATTTTTCAATTGACTTCATAATCTAATGCCTCCTGTATCATTTCTTCAACAACATTTTGTGTAACCTTTAATATAAAAGCAGCATTATCTTGAAACCCAAAAGATATTAATAAATCATTGTTGAGCTTTGCAGCACCTGCACAAAATTCAATCCTAGCATTTAAAAATGAAAACTTTTTTGGAGATATTCCAATAAGGTTAAATTCATTATCCCAAACACATAACCTGTGGCGATATATGCCATCTTTTTGACTTAGATAATTAGATAAAAGATCTGTTTCATGAGATATTGATAGGTATGTATTTTCATCCCAACGAATCATCTGTGATCCGCCCCGCAAATCAGATTCAACTGGTAATCCTGGCTTTGTAACAACTTGCTCACATCTTGGCGGGAGTTCTGGATAAGTCTTAACAACTTCAACTGGAGAAGTCCATTTAATAAAATGATAAGGTTTATCTATAATTGGATACCAGTTCTTTTCACAATATGTATTGTCATTTCCTGGAGCTGGAATTCTAATTCTAGACTTTTCTTTAGCTTCCCATTTTTTCTTGTTAATTTTAATTTCAACAAGCTCCATACGACCTTCACCATTTGGTTTAACATCTCTTCTAACGCCAATCATGTAATATTTATTATCCCATTTTACAAGACGAGCATCTTCCAACCCAACAAATTCCCAGACTGGAGCAATATCATTTTTGCTTGTATCAATAAGACAATAATCTGTAACTTTAAGATCACTGTTTATTCTAACAAGATAGTTTGTTGTTCCAAGTTTTGGATCTTTTTCTGGATGCAGATATGCAAGTGGTCCCCAGCGTGAAGGAAACTTTTGTTGATTTTCTGAATGATAGAGGGTGTAGTTTGTATGACGAAGATTAACTAAGATGTCACCATCATCATCTATCATTACAGATGGATTCATTAAGCCCGTGCCAAATGTAATATCTTTAGGGATTACAATGGGTGCTAACTTACCGCCAGCACTAACGGCTCTTTGAACTAAATTCATTTATGAATTAATATCTACTATTTCACACTCACCAGACACACAAGCTAGGGCTTGAGTTCCTGTTGTTGAATCCTCTAACTCATAAAGTGATAATGCTGTCCAATCAATCTTCTTTGGCATCTTTGCAAGCATTTCCTCGTATGCATCCTTATCAACTTCTTGATATGGAGCTTGAACGTATGTATGCTCTGAATATGGAAGGAATGAAATTCCAGAAACTTCATCAAAGTGCTTATAAACCCATGCACCAACTTCCATCCATTCATCTTCTTTTACAGATACTGTAATAGAAGGCTTATGCTCACACCAGTGGCGTTGGTATGTTAACCACACCTCAAGCTGTTGAATAGCAGTAAGCTTATCTCTGGTGATAGCATGCTTTGGTGCTTTTACTGGAAATGAAAACACAGTTGTATCATTTGGCTTCATTACATCGTCTTCTGCAGGAATACCTGTATCTTTAAGGAACTGGGTAATAGGATCTTTCTTGTCCCCACGAACTGTACGAATATAGTAATCTGAATGCCATGCATGCATTCCTGAAGACACCCCGACCAATTGGGAAACTGTGCCCGAAGGCTTAACGCAAGTTACTGCTGCTGAGGCGGGAATCCCAATTTTCTCTGCCTCTACAATATTAACATCTACTGCCCATTGACGAAGATGAGAAAGAATATCTCCAAGCTTATCTAATCCTTCTTGTCCAGAAAAGAACTTATGTCCAAACTGACCCGTAAGTGAAACTCCAAGTAGACGCTCTTCTTCAGTATTATCTTTCCAAATTTTACGGATATACTTAAAGTCTGTAAGAGTTGATTGCCATGTTCCTAGGATGGATGCAAGACGTACTTTATTTGTAACATCTTCAATTGTATCTTTTTCACGAAGTACGACTTCTGAAAGGTTGCAAAACTGATAAGGACGTAGAATAATTTCTGAGCAAGGGTTAGTTCCATAGTGAATATCTGCACTACGTCTTCCGTACTTTGCTGCTTGTGCTTGGGCTGCTGCCACATTATAAATACCTCTTTCGCCCGACTTTGAATCATATAGAGACTTCCATTCTGCAATAAACTGTTGCATCTCTGGCTTGCGAGAATATGCAACAGAGTTGTTTGACAAAGCACGTTGAGAGTTCTTCTCCCACCAATTACCTGCCTTTGCTTGTGCCATTTCAATATCATTAATGTTTGAAAGTGAAATCATGGCAGAACGGCGAACCCCACCAACTACAACAACTTCACCAATCTTACACATAATGTCGTGAGCTTCAATTGGCTTTAGTTGACGACCAAGTGCTCCCTTAAATACTTGAATTGTAAAATCAAATAGATTTACTAGTGGTTGTGGCCCAGATGATCTTCCGCCCATTGTCTTTAGACGAGCACCTGATGGGCGAACCTTGCTGATATCAATCTGTGGAATTTGTCCTGCCCACAAAAGACCTAAAAGCTCTCTATAAGCCTTTGCCCAACCTTCCTTAGAGTCTCCAACAATAACAGTAGTTGATGACTTCTCAAGTGTTTCTGGAAGGGCGGGGAGTTTATTGATGTACTTATACTCAACAGAGAATCCAACACCAGTACCGCACATAAGAATATACATTGCTTCATCAAATGAACGAGCATTGTCTACAGGAAGAAATGCACAGTTATATCCAGAAACATTTTCTCTTTCTAGTGCAGGTCCTGCAGTCATTACAGAACGCATTGATGGCATAACGTTACGATTAAAGACTGCATCACGAAGTTCTGCAAGAATCTTATCGTCTGGGACATACCCATGCTTTTCACGCAATTGAATAACCATAAACTTAAAGTAACGGTCTACAGTTTCACCCCAAGTCTCTCTGCGATTCTCATCTTCTAGCCAGCGGGCATAGCGAGAGAGTGCAATAAAGTTTTCATATGGGTTTTCAATTGTATTTGACATGTTGCTCCTAGTTTGAATTTGAATTAGAGATTAAGTGTATCATACGAAATCTTTTAAAATCAAGATTTTACAGATTTTCGTGTATTTCCTTTAACCTTTGAACTGCTGGCTTTGTTACCTTTTCCCAGTTGTAGTCCTTGTGGATTAAAAATGCATTTTTGTAAGCTAGATCACTATATTTTTCATAGTTCTCAGCAACATCTTTCATGTAGTTAATTAAATGCTCATAGTTAGGTCTGTACATTTCGCCAGGATGAATTGTAGGCCATGGAGAACCAACTTTTTCTGAACCTAAAGGCATTGTGATATATCTACCATATGTAGCCCAAGCTTCTGTACAAATTGTAGGAATTCCCTTAGCCATAGCTTGTAAAGGATTTAATCCAAACCCCTCGCCCCATGATGGATAAACAAAAACGTCGCACAAATCATACAAGCCATTCATTTGTTCATTTGACAAAAGTGCTTCAATGCTTTTAATGTTTGGATAAAATGCTCCAGGAGATCCACGAACTTCTCCAGTATCTGGATCAAAAATTCTAGTTGTGTTTATGCGACTTGCTTTTAATACAAGTTCAAAGTTTGGATCCTTGCCAAATATTTCAGTAAATGCTCTAACAACCATCTGAGCATCTTTTCTAAAGTAAGGTTCTCCGACATGTAAAAATCTAAAAGGGCGGGACTCGTTACGAGTTCTCTTCAAAGGAATCCATTCATCCTCTACACCATGCTCATAAACAAATACAGGCTTATCAGTATATTTTCTAAATACCTCTGCACACCAAAAAGAAGTTGTCCACATTTCATCAATGCCATTTTTTAAAGGTTCTTCCCAGGACTCTGGAATCCAAGTTGATTCCCATGGAGTATATCCGATTTTATATTGATGCTTGCCAAACTTATACATGTTTGGCTGGATGAAAGAAATTGAAATTTTAGAATCAGGTTCTCCAATAACACATTTAATTCCTTGCTTTCCTAATTCCTGAAATATATGATATGATGCTTCTCCATATCCAACATTTCGGTCCATATATTCTGGAGCACCAGTCCAAGAAACTTTCATTGAAAATCCTAACTTTTTCTAAGTATAGCACGAATGCAATATTAAGATATTTTATATATAATAAATTTATTAATGACATTTCCAGATTTAAAGATTTTGGGCAAAGCCCCCCTCCCCCAAGGATTTAAAAAAATCTTTTGGAGGAAGAGTGCCTTACCGAACAAATCTGGAATAATATTTCCGTCATTATGAGTTCCGTAAAAAGCCCCCACAAACCTGTTTTGATTGTATCACAACAATAAATTCTTGTCTACTGAGCGTGGGTATTGACATGAAAGTTGATACATGGTACGATTGTCGTTATCTACTCTTTCCCTAGGAGGTACATATGAATAATATGAACAAAGCAAGGATAAGAACAGTATGGATGTTAGTTTGCACAAGCATTCTGACATTGATGTTTGGATTAAACCCAGATACCGCCCATGCATTAACAGCACCAACTATATCGTTCAGCAGCGATGTATTGTATATCAACAAATATGTAAACTTGGTAACAATCAAGGATGTAATAAATATTGATATCAGTAAGAAGACGAATTCAATTGCTTATCACGTTCGTGATCTGGCAACTAATTCAACTTTTACAATGCCCTCATATAGCTTAAAGCTAAATCTAAAAACAAGAGTAGACAACAGGGTAATAATCTCAAGACTAGCAAATGCAATCTTGAGCCAAGAGACAGGCGGGGTAGGAGCATACTACCGCAAGTCTTATTCCAGTAGTGCATGTGGAGCTTTCCAATACATGAACTTAACGTGGAACAACTTTATGGGATATAAGAGTGCATGCGATGCACCAGAATGGGTACAAGACGCTAAAATGATTGATGAACTTGAATCTTCATATGCTATTTACCACGACTGGAGAAAAGCAGTGGCAGCACACCTATGCCCATCAAGGGCAGGCAATATGGCAACTTGGAACAAGCCAGTTTCAGGTAACCCTACTGTCCGCCAATACGTCACATCTGTATTTCAGAAGGCGAACATAGCTTACTGATGAAAATTCAAGTTTTTTCACAGTACTATAATTTAGCACAGGCGGGTAGGGTAAAACCTCTCGCCTGTCCTAATCATCAAAGCAACTATGTAATCCAGGAACCAGTCTACTGGCTGGTACACAAAGAACAAGAAGAGCAAATCGTGCTATACTGTACAGCGTGTGGGTATGAGCAAAAAGCTGGCCTACAACTTTATGAAAATTTGATTGAGAAAATTAAGAAGGTAGAAAATGAAAGAACCTAATTTAGGAGATTACTTTGTAGTCAGAACTAC